TAAACTTGGTTACCAGTTTTTAACACTCTGTCCGGAAGTAAGCGACTTGCTTTTTGAATTAAATGGCGACAGTGCATTCAAATCGCATGACGATGCAATTGACCGTATTGATGAAAAGTCTAAAGGTAAATAAAAGTTTAAGGAAATAAAATGTCAGTTTACGTTTCACCGAACAATGCAGATAATTCGCGATATGAAGATGCGGCCAAATTAGTTCATCAACGCAAACTAATTCAACTTGGCGCTTTTGGTTTATACGTCCAAGATACTGCAGGACGATACATTGAAGAATCAGATTTTAATAATTACGACGACATCAGTAGTGCAATTCTTCGTAAACAGAAACTCTGCTTCGTAATTAAATCGTTCGATCGTCCTGTAAACGAATCCTCTCAATCAGTAAGTGAACACGATGAATACATTAATTGTGGTCAACACTTGAAATGGGTTAAAGACATGACGCCAAATATTGAAGGCGCAATTGCAAGAATGATTGACAACGATTATCCTGGTCAAGATCCTCAACCTAAAATTAATGCAATGCCTGGCGTTTCTGAAGCAAAACAGGAAGCGATTCAAACGGCTTGGGATGAGGCATAATGACTCAACAATTATATCCCGAAGGTCTTTATTCAGAAAGTGCGATTGAAGAAAAGCTTTATGAAGAATTAAAACAGTCTGGTAAACTTGAAGCAAAAATTACTCCGTTAACGCCAACCGAATATTCAATTACAAATCAACTTCAAATTATGCTCGAACAAACTAAAGAGCGTGAAGTTGAAATAAAAGAGCTACTTGCCCTTTTGGATAAGTACCAGGACGTTGTAAAACTGTTCGGTTTGTTACGTAAGTACAGTCTCTTTTAACTTTAAATTTTGATCTGTCCGCAATTTTCCTTTAACTCCTTCCAATTTTAAGTCGGCCATGGAGCTTCCTCAAGCCTCCAGGTAATAATTCGATAATTTTATTCGATTTATTATTTGGAGGCTTTTTTTACAATTTTTTATACCAATTCAAAATTAAATCATTTGCCATGACTTAATAAAAATGCAGGTCTTTCTAATTCATCTTCTCGTAATGTTACTTTGCCTTCACATCATTGCAACGTACTTGGAAGAATTAGAACGAATTCGTCATATCTTTTCTGCACTTTTTTTATTGACGCTAATCGTATTACTGGCCGTTTCGATTATTCAGGTTCTTGTAGTTAAATGAAAGGAGACGTTATGTCCATCTTAGGAATAATCCTCATGCTCGCGATAGTAGGATTTATTATGTATTTAATCACGACTTATATTCCAATGGATCCACCGATTAAAACGTAATCAACGCTGTCGTGGTAATTATCGTTATACTTTGGCTCGTCGATGTAGTCGGCGGTTTTGGTTATCTCACACGACCTTTAGTTATTGGCAGATGACTGGCAACGAACTTGCAATTGCATTCATCATTGCGATAAGTATCTTTGCATTGTTAATGCTTTTAATAATGATTATTATGGATGACTACTAATGAAAACAATTCCAATTTCAAATGAACTTTTAGATCGTATTTGTAGAGCATTTCTTGATATGCAACAGCAAGGTGCAATATGCCACGATCAAACTCTAATGGAAGAACTTGATAAAGAACTTGCCAAATCGGATTTAATTAATTTATGAAAATAAATTTCTTCAACGAATCTTGTGAAACGTTCTTCGGTTTTACAAAGCGCAATCAATGTTTCTCTGGCGGAATTGGTAATGGTAAAACTACGGTTGCATGTCAGAAAGCGTTATTTCTTCTACTCGCGTTTCCCGGATACCGTTTTATAATAGCACGGCGCGTTCTTTCATCGTTGAAGTCGTCTACAATGGAAAGTTTCTTTGCACAACTCGAAGGTGGTAAAGCATCTCCCTACATAGAAAGTCACAATGAAACGGACGCAATTACTCGATTCAAAAACGGTTCTGTAGTATTTTGGATTCATCTTGATACAGCGAACGAACTTAATCTTCGCGGCAAAGAAGTAAATTCTGCAATTATTGATCAAGCCGAAGAAATTGAGGAGAACATTTATTTAACTCTCAATTCACGCGTAGGAAGATGGGCGCATGCAATCGTTCCAGAGTATATGAAGCCAGATACTTATCCAAAAGATAGTTACGGTAAACCTAGGCCGCCTTCATATATGATGATTCTTGTTAATCCAGAATTCGAATATCATTGGGTGTGGCGTCGTTATCATCCAGATTCGATTGAATGGCAGCAGAAGTATAAAGACTCCCACGATTATTTAGAATGCGGAGTCGATAAAAGAGCTTACGATGCTGAAACACTTCGCGAACTTGAATCGCATGATGAAGAATGGCAGCACCGTTTCTTAAAAGGAAAATGGGGAATAAGTTCAGGCGCGATTCATCAAATTCACGCTGATTCAATTTTAACCGTTAAGAAAGAATGGCTTGAGAATTTATTAAACAAAAGTGCGCTGTATCGTTCATTCGATCATGGTGAAGCGTCGCCAACTTGTTGTACATGGTGGGCGTGTTTCAAAGGTCAGCATTTTTGTTATCGTGAATATTACGTTCCAAAACAAGTTATCTCTTATCATCGCCGCGAAATTGATGCACTTAGCGTTCGACAATTAGATGCACGTGCAATAAAAGAGACTTATGTTGCATCAATCGCGGATCCTCAAATCTTTAAGAAGACAACACAAAAGAATGGAGCATTCTGGACGACGGCGTTGGAATACGTTGACAAGTCAATCGACGCTCCGCCTTTAAGTTTCATTCCAGCAGATAATAACGAACTCGGTACGCGCAATCGTATTAATGAATTTCTTCAGAAATCGTTTGCATACAACAATCCACTTACGCAAGAACTAGGCGGTAGAAGATTATACTTTATTACTCCAATTGAAGGAACTAATTACGGCTGCCAACATATAATTCAGCAAACGAAGCAACAGAAGCGCGAAGTTTTAGATACAATAAATGGTAAAGCGGTTTATAGTGATGATCGTGATGACAAAGTTATTGATCACGCTTACGATACTTTGCGTTATTACATTGCTCACCACGCCAAATATATCAAAGCACCTGACTTAAAACCGCAACCTGGTACTTACGGACATATGTTAAGTACGATGAAAGCGTTAAAGAAAACTGGCTACTTCAAACAATACGGGATACGTTAATGGCTAAAAAAGTTGATCACGATTTTAGAACTTCAGTAGCAACACTTTGGACAGAACGCTGGGCCAAAGCAACGAAATATTTTGAAGAGTGGGAATCAAAGCATAAATGCAAATCTCTCGCTGATTATTACGAAGGTCAACAATACGATCCTTCTACTTATCCAGATGGAATGGACCCGCTCGTTTTTAACTTATTTTATTCAACGGTTGAATCACGTCTTCCGTTAATGTCATTTCAAAATCCAATTGCCCAAATTAAACCAAAACCAGGTCGTATGGATTGGGAACCTGATGTTGCAGTACAAGAAGCGAATTTACGAACAGATATGGTTAACACGTTCGTAACTGATCCACGGGCCAATTTTTCTGACGTCCTTGAAAGTGCAATAATAGATTCGCAGTTTTATTTCGGAATCGTTGAAGTAGGATACTCTGCTGAATGGATAGAAAATCCGAATGTTCGCAAGCCAATACTTAAAACGGATGAGTCAAATGACGCCATTCCAGATTCACCGAAAGATAATCTTGCAAAAGAACAGCCAGAAGAATTACCTGAAGAAGAAAGAATTTTCGTAAAGCATATATCGCCGAAAGAAGTTAGAATCGGCGGCAACGATAAATGGGTAACTGAACAATGTTCGTGGATCGGTTATCGCGAATTTTTTAGAAATGAAGATTTAGCTTCAAATCCTGGCTTTGCAAAGATTTTAGAAATGTCTGATGAAGCAACAGCAATTCGCAGCGACGATTATGTTCCAGTTGAAAATTCTGCAAATGAAACTGGTTCCGATTTGAATGAATGCTTAATTATTTTTGATCTCCGCCGCAAGCTTCGCATTTTAATCTCAAAGACAAACGGAATTCAATTATCAGAAAAGTCGTTTGAACGTGTTCCATTGTTTCCATTGCGATTCTCGAAACCCGCGGTTAATCACGGATGGTATCCTATACCGCCTGCAAAATCTTGGAAGACTCCGCAAGATGAATACAATGAAGTTCATCGCGCACAAGCCGCGTATCGTCAACGCGCTTTGCCTAAATGGATTGCAAATGATCAAGCGTTCACAGATGAAGCAGAAATGGATAAGCTTACATCTCCTGAACCGTTTACGATCTCCAAAATTCAATCAACTGATCCAGGTGCTTCAATCATTCCTGTTCCTTATCCGGCCCTCAACGCTGAATTTGGTCGTTCGCTTATAACGTCCCGCGATGAATTTAACTTTGCCGCTGGAACTTCGCTTGACGTATCTCCAGCAAGTGATCGCGAAACTGCTACTAAATCAAAGATTGTTGCTACACGCGCAGGAATTCGTGAATCACGCGTTTTGGGTCAAGTTGGAACGTGGATGGGCCGTATAATTCGCGAGATTTCATTAATTCAACAAGAACGATTAACCAAAAAGACTTGGTTCAAAAAGACGACCGATTTAGAACCAACTTTAGGTGAAGCGAAAACTTTTGAACAAGCGTGGCAACACATTGATCCAGTTTCTTCGCTTTCACCAAATTTCGACTTTGACGCAGACATTGACCTTTCTTCTTTATCTCCAGTTGCGCGTGAACAGAACAAGAACAATTTACTGGAATTTCTTGCAATAATCAATCAATATCCGCAATTTGCGTTTTCGCCTAAAATGTTGCGATACTTAGCGAGCATGCTTGATTTACGAATGGAAGTTGTTATTCAAGAAATGCAACAATTAGCACTAGTTGCGCAATTAGGCGTTCAAGCGAAAGCAAAGGAACAATTACAAGGAATTGCAGGAAATGCTGGAGCACCAGAACCTACTCAACAAGGACAAGCGATGTCACAAAGAACTGTTGCGCAAATGCAACCGCCAGATCAAGAACAAATTAACAATCAACTTAATAATCAAGTAGGATTGCCGCCGCAATGAAAACGATCAAACCGATTAAACCAGTACAGGCGATTAAAGCGACGAAAGCAACATCGCCAAAGAAAACGAATAAGCAAATCAAGAACGATATTCGTAAAGTCTTACTTAACACATTTCACAAATAAGTCAAATCAAGGATTAAATTAAAATGGCAACAACTAATGTTACACCGCAAACTGGCGGACCAAAAACTGGAAATGAAGAATCAACGGGCGACGAATTAAAAGACGCCTTGAATAAAGCGGCCGATTCGATTGAAGTCGAAGAGGACGTTGAAACGGACCAGGACGATAAATCCAAAATGGCCACCGCGAATAAGTCAAAAGTTGAAGATAAAAAGCCTTCTGAAGAAAATAACGATGACGAAG